CATCAACTCCGGCTGCAATCCCCAGTTTTGCAGACGGTGCACTAGTGCGTTCAAAAGATCGAATGACATCGTTTGTAGGAAGAAATTTGTATCTCGAATATTGGGGAGCATCAATCGAGACAGAATTGCCGAAAACAGACGTATTTACCTCCGCCCCTCTTAATAGTCCTTGGTCGATTGCACTACGTGCCACTTGGTTAACTGTAGTCGCACTCAAATTATTCACAGATATATTAAAACCAGTATAATCACGTGAACGCGCCACAGTAAGAGAGCTAGGGATGGATGCGTTAACAGCCGGAACATTTTGTCCAAGTCCAGCGGTCACATTAGGCAATCCAGGATATATAGTTGGGTTCTCTGCGAGTAACTTCCAGCGAAATGATCCACGGTACCCGGCAAACATACCTTTCAAAAAGACAAATGGAGTCATTGCAGCAAAATTATATCCCACTCTGTTGGTTGCAGTTGAACCTACAACACTCGTTAGGTTTAAATTGTTCGCAAATTTGGTTGCTCCAATATCACTAACTCGATTGGTGCCCGTACCATATGAATGCTCTCCTGGTGACAAAGGCTCTCGTGGTATTACATACTTACTAACCATTGATCCTCCTGTGTCAGCAGTAAAAGCCACTGTAGGCCCAATAATTATCCCATAATTTGTGGAGCGATGCAAAATTGTTCTCAAAGATAAAACCTTTTCTCCATTATAAATATCAGGATCAAAGGGTTTATGATCAGATGGGACATCTCCGGAAGTTGTTTTAAAATCGTGTTCTAAGGTCAAATAAGTTAGTCCATGGGATCCAACCTGATCCGTAGTTCTAACAAATGATCCTGGTTCAACAGGTTCAGCAAACTCCAATCCAGAAATTGAAACAAAGCACATAATCCTTACAGTTGCAGCATTAGGGCCAAGTAACTGATTTAAAACCTCCAAAGTCACTCTTCCATTGTGAAACCTCGGATCCAATGTGGCAAAATTTGATGTGGAACCGTTGTATGTGAAATTGTAAGTGTCGGCAGTGCCACTAAACTGAGGATGAGCTAAAGCTAACATTTGTGTAGAAGCTGTAAAAGGGACTTCAAATTCAAAGTTTTTCGATTCAGAAATATCCCAAACCTTAGAGAAAATGAAACCCTCTTTGAAAGCAACAGGAACACTAGCATCGTAGTAAAATCGCAACCTTCCGCGATGAAATTGCGAACAAACCGCTGTAAAATGATATTTAAGTTTGCCTCTCCATTGACCAAACAATGAAGATACGTAACAAGCGGGAATAGTTGTAATCGCAGAAGTTGAACCTGAAGCATCACCTGCAAGAATCGCATCAACATATAGTTCTGGTGTTACGTTTGCGGAAAAAATCAAAGTCCCCTTTCCATTGGTGTTAAGCCAATTTGCCGTTGACAAATACGTTATGGGCTTGCCAAATTGATCTATCTGCAATTCATCGCTCCATGATTCGGTTAAACTCATAGATAAACCAGAATGTGGTGCCAAACCCAAGTATCGACTATTCGTGTCAACCTCAGGTGAAGAAAAAGCGGGAAGAACAGTCGGTTGTGTATTAACTGGAGGTTTGTCATCTGGACGATTGGACATACCTAACAACTCCATCACCTTGGCCGAAGCTTTTGAGATTGCTCCGGCTCGGGCCAAATACCCGCCGATAATGGGAGTGTCTTTGAAAGATGCCATAGCCTCACCCGCAACAGCCGCCACACCTGAAGTTAACACTAGACTAGGTCCCTCAAGTTGAACGTCAGACATCCAGGCGAAAACGTTAATCGTTACTATCCCTCCTGTTAAAGCTTGTGCAACTTGAAGAGGAACGGCCGTAACAAAAGTCAAAGAACCAAATTGATACAATTCTAAAGAATTCTTTGAATAAGTGTTGTCCTCATAAGGGAAAGATCGTAATTCAATAAACTCCTTGGGATAGAAGAAAGGAATATTAAAATCCAATGAGTTGCAATCTTGCGGATAAAGGAAACCGTTCAAACGTTGTGTTGTTCGCATTAAAGCAGACTGAGTATCGCCACCCATATCACCATAAGCTGATAAACTAGCACCGGAAAAAGAATTTAAACAATCGTAATTTATTTTTCCAGCGCTCTTGTTGCCATACTCCGTTGTTAAAGGAGCCCACGACACATTAATAGCCCCGTAATGAAATGGTGAAGCATTCAACTCAATTTTCAAATGAAGGTTCCCCCTCAAACGTGAATATCCCTTGAGTTTATCCCAATTTGATGTAAGAGTAGGATCGAAAAATTGTGCCAGTGGAGAGATAGAAGTATTGATGGTGCCACCTTCAATCCAAGGTAACGTCTGAATCAACTGAGGCCTGCTAAACCATTCAGTGATGGATGATTTAACACCCTGCGTCAATGGGACAATGCTAGTCCCCGAATCCACCACAACATCCTCTGGGTCATCAAAAGTAATAATTTGGTCGGCAGTACTATTTGTAAAATCGAGATTTTGTACTAATTACTCGAAGTTTGGTGTTCCTAGGTATACCAGCCCATCAAATTCGGAGGTTTGCTCCTGGTAGTTTCCCAATGCGCCCTCTCACTCCATCGGAACATGGAGCTAAGTAACTGCGCATCAAAGTGAAAGAGGGTAACTTAATGCCATTTCACACTGCTCGTTCTTCATAAACGCTCGAGCTGCGCGTTAAATTCCACACCTCACTTCCCTTTTCAAAACCGGAGGGTCACCGGCGCCCCATTTTTATAACGCGGCTGGGATACCGCTTAATGCCACATTTAGCAAGGCCCAAGAGGAAGAGAGGACTCATCTAATTGAGGCCCCTCAACCCACTGGTAACTATCAAAAGTACCAATATCACTCTGGTCTTCCTCATGATACTCCAATAGATGAGCCTCCACCAAAGGAAAAGCTCCCGGCCCATGAGGGACTTGAAATAAATTCCGTGCGTCCATAGCCTGGAACCATGCTCCATCTTGAAAAGAAAACCAACGACTTAACGACCCTGTAAATGGCAACGTGAAAGCCAAACCATGATAACCCATTCGAAAAATACCGGCCCGAGAAATGCGCTCGAAAAACTCTTCATGAGCTCCAGTATAATATTGTGAAGCCTCTCCTACTGTTTGGATTAATCCTACAGTTTGATGGACATATTCCAATTCAGCTTGATTCTCTAACACATCGATACGACTAACTTCTGCGGTCACGAACCTAGCTCTTATCTCGTCCGGTGGCAAGAAACTACTTGTTGGCCACCCAAAATGCTCACAACATGCTAAAATATCTTTGTGAATCCTAAGACAAAGGGTTTCTTCGTAATGGCATGCGTTTTCCCAAATTGACATAAAAGTGGAAATACCATGGTCTTGATCAGCCTCCTTTGATATCATCCAACAATTAAAAGTCTTGCAAATTGAGCTAAAATCTAATGGAGCATAATAAAACCCATCTCTCTCCTCAAATCTACGCTTCAAAAATGCTATATCCTCAGGCTTATCAAATTCCTTACCGGGATCGGGGTCTGATTTATCCGCAGGAGTGTATTTAACGCCAATCTTTGCAAGTTCACAATGGATGGTCCAATAATTGAAATTTGTCACGATTATATGAACTGCTATTAAATTGTCATCGCCATATGTCATCATCCGAACCTGAACAAAGAATAATTTTATATCGTTACCAACACCCACCCAAACGTACATAATAAACAAAATATTAACAATGCAATTAACATGCACAGTTAGGGGGTTCCCTGAAGGATTTGTTCCAGCGATACAAAATACATCACCATCAATTATCAGAGTTGGATAAATAGCCTCAGCGGCCCACGATCTGCATGCATTAATCAACTCAGGATCATAATTGCCTGACGATATAATTAAGCCAATAATAACAGCATATGCTGCAGACGTAAAAACTGGAGACATGTTCTGATCAAAATTAGAGTAATCTCCTGCAATAATCCGCGAACTGCCAAAATGCGAAATAAACTTCCACAGGGTCCCCCATATCTTTGATGCTGCATTCATTCCCACTGCCGCCCAAGAAACAAATGGATTTCGTTGTGCTATGCGAATATAAGACCCAAAAAGAATTCGACCAGCTATAATAACAAACAGATTGGCCGCACAAAATAATCGAGGTCCCCTAGTCTGATTTTTCTCCGGAGAAATTGGTTCATCCTTTTGAGTTCCTTTATATGGATAAGTCAAAGGTTCCTTAGCAATCAGTTGAAAGAAGTACCGGTTAAATTGTTCTTGAAGTTTAACAGGTAAAGAGAATTCATAACCACATCTTCGAGATTCAGTAGGTCTCACTTCCAACAACTCAAGTTTCCTAGTATTCCAAGGATAACCAGCGCTGGTATCCATCTTTAACCGTTCTACCCAAGTTATTTTGTCATTGCCATTAATCGCATCAGTTAAACTTAAAGGAGTTAACAACTTGAGTTCACCAGTCTCACTGTATTTATTAGCCCAGTGTTTATGCAATTCAGAGGCGACAAGATCCACCCTGTCAAAATCAATCTTCGACGATATATTACTAACTTGCGTCAAATAATGTCGCTTTGATTTCCAATCAAAATTGGGTTTCTCTTTGTCGCAAACGTAGCCCCGCTGACGGAAAAATTCACGATAAGGAGGGTGTCCAAACTTACTCGAAGGACTACCTGTCACCTGGCGCAAAGTACAAATAAGCTGCATATGATATTCCTCTAATCCAGGAAAATTCAAAGGGTTAGATCGGGTCGGAATAGTCGTGACCGGAGGCAATTCTTGATCCTCACCAACGAAATAATCTTGGGATATGCTAGCAAACTGATTTAATGTAGACTTACCTTCCAACTGGGCTATAGCATCTTTTAATTGAGTTCTTCCAATGAATGTTGACACAACTATTGTGGAGTCTCTACTGTCAGCCATCGTCTGTAAGCCCAAAATAGATACCCCCCCTGTTGATGTAACTATAGGGGAGCCACTCATACCCGTGCCTGATCCAGTTGTCGTTCTACCAAAAAATGACAAATTGGACATATATCCAGGAGGAACTAAAGCATATGGTAAAGTTATTCCATTCTTTTGCGTCCAAGATTCAAAATCTACAATACCAACAGGATTTACAATATGCAATTTTTGTTTGCCCATTTGAACAGTATCACCGTTCTTTAAAGAAGCACTTTCGATAGGGAAAGCATGATTCTTTTCAAGAAAATAATCCACTAAACTTACTCGTCGCGTCATGCTCGGGACAGCAATAATAGCCCAATCCTCTTCGATATTCATAAAAATGTTCTTTTGTGTCAACACAAATTCAGATTTAACTTTACGTCCCTCGAGCAAAGATGGAAATTCTATATAACCCTTTGTATGCAAATTCTTCAAGGATTCTTTAGTCCCATCATATGAATAGAAGGCGTGAGCGCAAGTTAACACTAAAGTCCCCCCTATGGCCAAACCACGGACAATTCCGTCCGGTTGACCACGCCGCTCAATTATAATATTACAAGTTTGCCTTCTAAATCTGTTCTCTACAAACACTTTCCCTGATTCGCCATCCAAGCAACGGCTTTTATCAGAGCGAGTATCTAATTTGGGATTGGGATTATACCATGCACTTCGTGAATCTTCCTGAGAACTCAATGGCAAATCGGCAGATGGGAGCTTAAAATCTGAAGGCAAAGGTTTATCCTGCCTTCCAGGTAAGCGACTTATTTCAGGTGAAGGAACAGTTACAGGCTCCGCCGAAATTCCCGAGTCTCCCCCGGTCATTGATAATGAGGTTTTAAATAACCGAAAAGCAGGTTCACGAATTAAATGGCCCAAAGCTAAAACTAAAAGCACAAGAATGCCATTCTTTACAGTCAAGACAGACTTCATACGACATCTAGCATGTGCAAAACAAGCATTAAAGAACGCTTCGCGTGAAAATCCACCTCGAATTAAAGTGCTGGAAAAAACCCAAGATTCATGACCAACGGTAACAGCTCGATTCCACAAATTAGAGGCTGCCCAAATAGGTATTTGGACAGTATCAGTAACAGTACAAGCTTCCGGTGAACAAGCAAACCACTGCCTGGTCAAAGAAACAAACGTGTGAAGCACCACAAAAGTCCAAAAAGAAAGAATACCCACGTGATATAGTAAAAAGATGGCAATCCCCCCAAACGTAAAGCAACCAAAATAATAAAGTGTCGCCAAAATCAAGGAAAAAATTGAAAATAGACACCACAACCTATACGAATCCCACTGAGATACTTTCTCCATTGGTGCTGAACTAACTGAAATAACATCATCACTAGACTCTCCTATGGTGGGAACGAGGTTAATGGGTTGAAAACGCGCAACCACTGGTTGATTTGCTGGCATATTACACCTACAAAATTGTGACGGTAACCGACAACCTGAACATAAAGTCAATTTTGACATATCAGCATGGGATTGCATTACTCTATCTTGTGAAACCAAATGATTCTCGAACGCATCTTTAATGTAACTCAAATAATCGAGAAGACTTGTTTCCTCATGGTCAAAAGTTTGAAATGGTCGTCGTGACACCTCGTCTCCAGTCTCATGCAAAGTGAAATTCCAATAAGGTGGAAATTGTCGAGAATAAGGTTTGACGCCTCCCTCACTATCAATCCGTGTCCAAAAGCGTCTAACTTTATCCATATCAAGTCTGCCCGTGGTGTCCGCAAATGCTGGTTTAACAGACATCCTGGTCCAGACATGAAAGCGCCTATATATTGCAGCGGGTGTAGCAAACATATTATGTGCTCCTAAATTGAAGACATTCGAAGTCGCTATTAATGCTGTTGAAGTGACGCACTGGGTGCCTTTATCATCAGCTTGGGCCATAGGTACTACATATGGAGCATTATTGCTAACTTGCAAAATATCAGCCATGGACTGGTCAGGTGTCTTGCTCTGAGGGTGCACTGCCCCGACATCATCAAACAAAATGTACTCTTGCCCAACGAACGTATCCCAAAACGTAGTCATGGGACTCCTGGAAAAAATCATCTCAGGCGAGTGCTCCATTCCTTGTAAAGCAGATATATAGGCAAATATCGTATTTGCTACATTCGATTTCCCAACACTGGTTCCTCCAACTAAGGCAATTCCAAAAGGTTGCTTCCTGTATTTCTGTGCCAAAACTTTCCTAGCTAATACTGATTCAAAAACTATTAACCTATTCTTTAATAGCTTAAACTCATTTAAAACGAATTTGCTGGATGTCAGCTTAAGAGCACTCTCCACACGCGGCCAATCAGTCTTTAATAATTTTAAAACACGTGTTCGAAGCAAAGTTATAGGAACATTCTTTCCATCGACAGTTACAGGGTCGGTGGCTGTGCAGTCCGCAAAGCCAGCACACTTCTCTGCCAATAATAACTTTTCAGCTTGCTCTTTCCACAAAGTTGATTCCTCTGGACTAAACATTGTAGCGGTTGGGAATCTAAAAAGATGCCACCCAGCTTCAGCTAACCACTTAAGCAAGCCAATAAAATAACCGATCATGTCGACCTGTTCTTCAAAGCACTGTTTCTTCATAGCTTCCGAAACTCGATTCATCCCTTCGGCAGTAAATTCACCAGATTTGCAAAATGATAATAAGGCAATAAAAACAGCCAATATCTGCAATAATTTCTTAACTACCTGGGATCGCAGCATGCCATCAAAGCCATGTAAATATCGAAGCAATCCTCCCAGTGAGGCATCAAAAGATGTTGGCGTAAATCTGGCTGCATTCATATCCATTAATTTGGATATAAACTCCGTATCTTCAGCGTAAGTACTACTTCTATAAGGACTCTGATTCTGGGAACCTCCAAAGTCGTAAACTTCAGAATGAGGTGGATTACGTCGTCCTTTAACATGTTTGGAAACCAATCCACGGTTCGTAACTGGAACTCTTTGAGATTCCATTCTCTCTTCCCATGTCATCCCAGCAGTCATAAAATTATCAATCACCTCCACTAATTCAGTAAAAGCGTGCATGAAGTAATCTCTCAACCACTCGTTGGCAACATTATCTAAAACTATCCCTAAAGGACTGTTACGAAATTGCAAAAGCTGACAAGCTAAAGCCGCATGTCTAGAAGCTCTCTTATCGGTCATAATATAAAATATCTGAATCACATGAACCAAAGCATCTTGTATAAATTGCCCTGCAACGGGATTAAGCTGGAAACCCAACCCAAAAGGCAAACAAGCGCATAAAGTCGTCACGAATTCGGATGTAAAACCGACATTTTTCCATCTCTGGGGATGGGGACGAGAACCTCCCGTTGTCTGAAATGTCTCGAGAGATAAACATTTGAATAGTAACTCGTACATCTTCCGACAACAAACTTCACCAGATATATGCTGACTCTCGCTATTCTTAACAAAATGCCCGACAATAGCATAATTGGGATCATAGAAGTATTTCTTTTTAAACCGCTTTATAACAGGAAGTTCCTTTAACCCGAAACCGTGTTGCAAAACATCAACTTGATCTAACTCCTTCAATCTCGATGCCAAATGGTGATATGCACGGAATAATGCTACTCTATGATCCCCATTCAAAGAAAGAATGGTCAACACCTCATTCCGACAATCTCGAAGCCAACATATGTTATCCATCTCTGCAAAAGCACAATAATCCCTTCGAAGTAACATCAATGATATGGTGAATAAAGGAATAACTGACTGCCCACGGAAAAACACATACAATGAACCGTATAAGCCAACAAAATAGCAGCTGTTTGATACTGACGGCAAACAAGATAATATGCAATTCAAAATGCCATTCATACGGAGCATCACAAAATCCAAACCGTAAAGTATCACGCACAATGGTCCATAAGCAACAACTGACGGACAAATAGCGACAATAAGCTTACTAGTTAATCCGAAAACACCCATCCTTAAGGGGAACAAATTGAAATACAAAGCTTCATACCATGAAATCGTAATCATGTCCTTGCAAGTCCCAGATCTCCCCATATGGAGTCCAAAAAACGAAACAACATCCTCAAACCACACAGAATCCAACTCCGCAAACCAAAATGTCTGGAAAAATTCAATCCTCCGTGTCAAAAAATGTGGTTTGTAAACTACCTCAAAATGAGGCGCTCCCAAAACCGCCACAACTCGGCGATTCCGAGAGACTTCTGGGCAAAAACCCCGGTGCTTAAGCACGCTCACATCTCGACTTTCACAACTCGAAAGGGAGACACATTTGCTCGATGAAACTGAGCTTTTCATCACACTCTTCTCATTAATGTACGCAGGGAACCCCGTTATCTTGGAGATTTGCGAATCATTAAGGAATAATGTGGGCCTAGGGCTGGTGGCATTAATTCT